GACCCTATGGGGGGTGTTCTACCACCCCGACGCAACCGGGATAGCGCAGGCAAACATCATCCTGCTGAACGCCTTCCGGGAAAGAATGGAGTTCCCCCGGCTAAAACAGGTCGCCATCCAGCAATATAAGGACTGGAAGCCTGATTCGGTCATTATTGAAAAGAAGGCCAGCGGTGCCCCCCTGATCTACGAGATGAGGGCCATGGGTATCCCGGTTCAGGAGTTCACCCCGACCAAGGGTAATGACAAGATTAGTCGTCTGAACGCCGTGTCCGACCTATTTGCCAGCGGCAGGGTCTGGGCCCCCGGTACCCACTGGGCCGAGGAAGTTATTGATGAGGTTGCATCATTCCCCTCCGGTGAGCATGATGACTATGTTGACTCTGTGTCGTTAGCCCTAATGCGTTTTCGCAAAGGTGGGTATATACAGACAAGCTTGGATGAGCCTGAAGAGAAGAAGCAGTTCAGGCGTAAGTTTGAAGGGTACTACTAGTGGTCACACAGAAGTTTATGGGGAAGGGCAAACTGGTCAACCGTCTGACTGCGCAGGTAGGCAGTAAGGGTATGGCCGTTGCTCTCCTCAAGAAACGTGGTGATATGACCCCTGATGGGAAGCTAACCCCCAAGGGCGAGAAGCGAAACAAGATGACCGCCGCTGGGCGGGCCAAGGACCGCGCTGCTAAGGCAGAGGGCAAGAAGCCTAGTGCCTTTAAGTATAACCCAAATACAAACAGCGCGAAGCTGAAGGACAAGTAAATGGCTATCGACAAGGCACTAAACCAAGCTCCCCTCGGTCTGGGTAGTATTGACCCCCAGAATAACGAGCCTGATCTCGAAATTGAGATCGAGGACCCCGAAAGCGTTAAGATCAAGACCGGGGACATGGAGATCGAACTTGAGCCCGGTGACGCGGAAGACAACGAGTTCAACGCCAATCTTGCCGACGAAATGGACGAGAAGGAACTGACTAGCCTAGTAGGTGATCTACTGGGTGAATTTGAAGAAGATATTAGCGCCCGTAAGGACTGGATTCAGACCTACGTGGACGGCCTTGAGTTGCTTGGTTTGAAGATCGAAGATCGCACCGAGCCGTGGCCGGGAGCGTGTGGTGTCTACCACCCTCTGCTATCCGAAGCACTGGTGAAGTTCCAAGCCGAAACCATGATGAGCACGTTCCCTGCTGCTGGTCCGGTGAAGACCCAGATCGTGGGCAAGGAAACCCCGGAGAAGAAAGACGCCGCTGTTCGTGTCGCTGCTGACATGAACTACCAGCTGACCGACAAAATGGTCGAATACCGCCCGGAACATGAGCGGATGCTGTGGGGCTTGGGCCTCTCGGGCAACGCCTTCAAGAAGGTCTATTACGACCCGAACCTTGGGCGGCAGGTGTCGATGTACCTCCCCGCCGAAGATGTCGTCGTGCCCTACGGTGCGTCTAACATCCAGACTGCTGAGCGCGTTACCCACGTCATGCGCAAGACACCCAATGAGCTTAAGAAGCTACAGGCTGCTGGGTTCTACCGCGATGTCGAGCTGGGTGACCCGACCAATACCTTTGACGAGGTCGAGAAGAAGATCGCTGAGAAGATGGGCTTCCGGGCTTCGTCTGATGATCGCTTCAAAGTCCTTGAGATGCACGTCGATATCGACCTGCCCGGTTACCCGGATTTGGACGACGAGGGTGAAGAAACAGGCATTGCTCTGCCTTACGTTATCACTATAGAAAAGGGTACCCAGAACGTACTAGCTATCCGTAGAAACTGGCATCCCGATGACGATACCAAGCAGAAGCGTAACCACTTTGTTCATTATTCATACATTCCGGGCTTTGGGTTCTACGCTTTTGGACTCATTCACCTTATCGGCGCTTTCGCTAAGTCTGGTACCAGTATTATTCGCCAGCTTGTTGATGCTGGCACTCTCTCTAATCTACCCGGTGGCTTCAAGACTAAGGGCCTGCGCGTCAAGGGCGACGATACTCCTATCGCTCCTGCGGAGTTCCGCGACGTAGACGTATCCTCGGGTACTATTAAAGATAATATCATGACGCTCCCTTATAAGGAGCCGTCGCAGGTACTCTATACTCTGCTGGGTACCATCGTTGACGAAGGCCGTCGCTTCGCTGGCGCTGCTGATTTGCAGGTTAGCGACATGTCCGCTAACAGCCCGGTGGGTACGACCCTAGCTATCCTTGAGCGGACCTTGAAGGTGATGTCGGCTGTTCAGGCCCGCATCCACTACGCCATGAAGCAGGAGTTCATCCTGCTGCGTGATATCATCCGTGATTACACCCCCGAGTCTTACGACTACGAACCCGAAGACGGTACGCCCCGTGCCAAGAAGGGCGACTACGACCTTGTTACGGTGGTCCCGGTGTCGGACCCCAATGCGTCCACCATGGCGCAGAAGGTTGTTCAGTATCAGGCGGTGATGCAGTTGGCGCAGGGTGCGCCCCAGTTGTACGACATGCCCTACCTGCACCGTCAGATGCTTGAAGTCTTGGGCATCCAGAACGCTGAGAAGCTCGTCAAGCTGGATGACGACGAGAAACCCCGTGACCCCGTCAGCGAGAACATGTCGGTTCTCAATGGTAAGCCGGTCAAGGCGTTCATCTTCCAAGACCACGAAGCGCATATCACGGTCCATCAGGCCGCTATGCAGGACCCCAAGATTGCCAAGCTTATGGGCCAGAACCCGCAGGCTCAGGCTATTATGGCCGCTGCCATGGCTCACATTCAGGAGCATCTGGCGTTCGAGTATCGTAAGCAGATCGAAGAACAGGCTGGCGTTCCATATCCGGCACCCGACGCTGAGATGACCCCGGACGTGGAGGCTCAGGTCTCCCGCCTTGCTGCCGCCGCAGCCCAGCAGCTACTCCAGAAGAACCAAGCCGAAGCTGCACAACAGCAGACCCAGCAGGCTCAGCAGGACCCCCTTGTCCAGATGCAGCAGCAGGAGATTCAGATCAAGCAGCAGGAATTCCAGATCAAGCAACAGGCGCTTCAAATCAAGCAGCAGGAAGCTCAGTCTAAGCAGCAGATCGCCCAGCAGGATAGCCAGCTCAAACAGCAGAAGGCTATGGACGACTCCGCTACTAAGGCGGCTCAGCTTGAGATTGACCGTCAGCGTATCGCTGCTCAGGAGCGCATCGCGGGTATGCAGACCGTCGCAAAGGCCGCTGCTGACAAGGCCAATATAGACTCCCAGCATCACTTAGAAGGTGCGCGTCTTGGCGTTGATATTGCCAAGGATCGTGCCGCAAACGCACTGAAGCCAGCCGTACAACCGAAAGGTACAAAGGAGCCTAAATGAGTAACGACGTACTGAAGCATCTTTCAGACAAAATACAGGAAGAACGCCTACATATGGCCGAAGATATGTCCATGGGTAAAGCCAAGGACTTCGGAGACTACAAGTACGCCTGCGGGATCATCCGTGGGCTTCTCCTTGCAAACAACATGATAATAGAAACCGCAGAAAGGTTGAATAACGCAGATGACTGAACTTCTCGTCGGCTCAAACCCCGATAATTTGGAAGACACTACCGTACTACCCGATACCCCCGAACTTAAGGCTAAGCAGCTACCGGACCCGTCCGGGTACCGTATTCTGTGCGCTATCCCGGAAGTGGATAAGAAGTTTGAGAGCGGCATTATCAAGGCCGATATCACCGTCCACCACGAAGAACTCCTTACCACTGTTCTCTTCGTGCTAAAGATGGGTCCTGACTGTTACAAAGATGCAACACGTTTCCCCAGTGGCCCTTGGTGCAAGGAGGGCGACTTCGTACTTGTGCGCCCCCATTCCGGTACCCGGGTGAAAATCCACGGACGTGAGTTCAGGATCATCAACGATGATTCCGTGGAGGGTATCGTCGAAGACCCTCGCGGTATTTCCAGAGCCTAGGAGGCACAAATGGTTGATAACACTAAGGAAAAAGACCCAAAGGACGACTTTGAGTTCGAGGTCGAGAAGCCTGAAATCGAGATCGAGGACGATACTCCGCAGGAAGACCGGGGTAAGACCCCGATGCCCAAGGCGCTAGTTGATGAGCTAGAGGCCGACGAGTTGGAAGACTATTCCGACAAGGTCAAAACCCGTCTGAAGCAGATGAAGAAAGTCTGGCACGACGAGCGCCGCGAGAAGGAGATCGCCCTCCGGGAACATCAGGAGGCCATGAACCTTGCTACTAAGGTTATGGACGAGAACAAGCGGTTGAAGAGTACCCTGTCTCAGGGTGAGCAGACACTTGTTAATACCTATAAGGGCGCTGCCGAACTGGAGATGGCGGCGGCGAAGCGGGCTTATAAGGAAGCCTACGAATCCGGGGATTCTGACCGCGTGGTCGAAGCTCAGGAGAAGATGACTAATGCCGGTTATAAGCTCGAACAGATCAAGGGCTATAGACCTACTTTACAGGAACCTGAAACTGAGATACAAAGTAGTCAGGACGTGGCTCAAATCCCTCGTCCAGATTCCAAAACGATGGCGTGGCAAGAGCGCAATCCGTGGTGGGGTACGGACGTGGAGATGACATCCCTAGCACTAGGGCTGCATCAGAAGCTAGAAAGAGATAACGGCAAACCATTTGTCGGCTCTGACGATTATTGGCAGCGTGTTGACGAAACAATGCGCCGCCGTTTCCCGGAGTATTTCGGGGAAGAAAAACCGACGAACGGGGGCGGCAAGCCCGTTTCGCGCAATGAAACACGGGCTGCCACTGTAGTTGCTCCAGCATCTCGCAGCACTTCCTCCAAAAAGATCGTGCTGAAACAATCACAAGTAAACATTGCGAAAAAACTTGGATTAACGCCTGAGCAGTACGCCCGGGAAATGCAGAAGTTGGAGAACTAAAATGGCCGAGACCAGACTTGCACGCGAACTTGAAAGCCGTACCCAGACCGAGCGTCCCAAATCATGGCAGCCAGCTTCGGCCCTGCCTGAGCCGGATAAACAGCCCGGATATGCGTACCGGTGGATTCGTGTTTCGAACCTTAGTGTAGCCGACCCGAGCAATGTGTCTGCGAAGATGCGCGAAGGTTGGGAACCCGTACAGGTCGAAGAACAGCCCAAGTTCCATATGATGGTGGACCCCAATAGTCGTTTTAAGAACAACATTGAGGTTGGTGGGTTGTTGCTCTGCAAGATTCCCGAGGAGTTCATGGTTCAGCGCAGCGAGCATTTCGCCAAGATGAACCGGGATCAAATCGACTCTGTAGACAATAACTTTATGCGCGAGAACAACCCGAAGATGCCCCTTTTTAGCGAAAGGAAGTCTTCGTCCTCGTTTGGCAAAGGCAAATAACTAGGAGAAAATAATGGCATATCCCGCTGTAACGGCCCCGTATGGGCTTCTTCCGATCAACTTGATCGGCGGGCAGGTTTTTGCTGGTGCTACCCGCCAGATTCCGATTGCTTCCAACTCCGCGACGGCCATCTTTTATGGTGACATCGTGAAGCTGGCGAACACCGGACTTCTGGTTCAGGACACTGGTACTGACGCTGCTACCCCTGTTGGCGTTCTTCTTGGCTGCTCCTATACGGACCCGGTCTATGGAAAGACGTTCCGTCAGTACTACCCCGGCGCTGTCAATGCTTCGGACATTGTTGCTTTCGTGTCGGATGACCCGGATCAGCTGTTCAAGGTTGCGGTAGTGTCTGGTACCACTGTGGTTACCTACGTTAACCGTACCTCCGTTGGTAACAACGCGGTTCTGGTTCAGAACCTTGGTTCCACGGTTACCGGCAACTCTGCTGTAGCCATCATTGACGCCACGAACACCACTAACACTTGGCCGGTGCGTATCATCGACGTAATCCCGGAAACCGCTATTGCGGGCTATCCCGGTTCCTACACCGAAGTGATTGTTAAGTGGAATGAGCCGACAACCGGCGCTGCTGGCGGTCATCAGTATCGTCAAGCTACTGGTATTTAAGGAGAACATGACAAATGGCTATTTCACGCGCACAACTACTTAAAGAACTCCTGCCCGGTCTGAACGCCTTGTTCGGTCTGGAATATGCTCGTTACGGCGAAGAGCATAAGGAAATCTTTGATCTTGAGACTTCGGAACGCTCGTTCGAAGAAGAAACCAAGCTGTCCGGCTTTTCGGCTGCTCCGGTTAAGAACGAAGGTTCTGCCATTGCGTATGACAATGCACAGGAAGTCTTCACTGCCCGCTACAACCACGAGACGGTTGCTCTGGGTTTCTCGCTGACGGAAGAGGCCATCGAGGACAACCTCTATGACTCCCTGTCCGCGCGTTACACCAAGGCTTTGGCCCGTGCCATGGCGTATACTAAGCAGACCAAGGGCGCTGCGGTTCTGAATAACGGCTTCAGCTCCTCCTATAAGGGTGGTGATGGTGTTGCTCTGTTCAGTGCTTCGCATCCGTTGGTTTCCGGTGGTACCAACTCCAACGTTCCGACCACACCTGCCGACTTGAATGAAACCAGCCTCGAAGCTGCCGTCATTCAGATCGCTGGTTGGACGGACGAACGTGGCCTGCTGATCGCAGCTAAGCCCCGCAAGTTGATTATCCCGCCGAGCCTGATGTTCGTTGCGACCCGTTTGCTGGAAACCGAACTTCGCGTCGGTACTTCCGATAACGATATCAACGCTCTGAAGAGCAACGGTTCGATCCCGGAGGGTTACACGGTTAACCACTTCTTGACCGACACCAATGCTTGGTTCCTGTCCACGGACGTTCCGAATGGTCTGAAGATGTTCACCCGCGCTCCGTTGACCCAGTCAATGGATGGAGACTTCGACACCGGGAATGTTCGTTACAAGAGCCGCGAGCGTTATTCGTTCGGCTGGTCTGACCCGCTGGGCGTGTTCGGTTCGTCTGGTTCGACGTAAGTAAGATTGGGGGGAAGGGGATAAAACCCCTTCCCTTTTTTCTAATAGCCTGTATGTTTTGATGATCTAGGATCCTTTACCCGCACCGACTGTCCTAGCAGACGTTGTAGAGACGGTGTGGGGATGTGCTACAACACGGAGAATTTCAATGGCTTTGGCTACTTTTCAGGGTCCAGTCCGCTCGCTGAACGGCTTCTATTCGAACGGTCCCGGCTGCATTATCAACCTGCCCGACAACACGAATACCATTACGCTGGATGTCCCCACCTATGCGGGGCGTGTCATCCGCACCAACGACGCGACTCTGGTTATCACCCTGCCGACGCTCAATGCCTCGGCCAACCCGGTTTCGTCCGGTCCCGGTAGTGACCCGAATAGCCCCAATAACATGGGCGTTTCCTTCACTTTCTTGGTCCAGACCGCTGCCACGACTTGGAAGATTATCACTGCGGCTTCGCAGTATATGATCGGTTCGATCTCGGTTATCGACGTGGACTCCTCTGGTGCGGTGGCTGGTTACGCTGCGGACCCTGCGGCTACCCGTTCGATCAACTTCAACGGTAGCACTCAGGGCGGCGCTGCCGGTACTCTTGTTACAGTTACGGCGGTTACTTCCACGTTGTGGACTGTTAGTGGTACTTCGATTCTGACGACTGGCAGTCCAGCTACGCCGTTCGCCACCTCGTAATAGGAGGCCGATATGGCTATGCAATATGATGTCAAGTCTAAGCACATGCAGGCTTCAGGCGTTGCGGTTAACTTCCGTACTCGCCTGAAGGGGGCTGTTGTTTCTGCTGACGCTGCGGCAGCGGCTAGAACCGTTGCGTTTGCGAACAATGTTACCCAGACGGGTACCTACAATATCCCCGGTTCCACGACGTGTACGGTAACAATTACCAACCACGGTCTGGCTACGGGCGCTAGGGTTTGGCTGAACTTTACCACCGGAAGCGGCACGACAAACAACTCCTACGCTGTCACCGTCACCTCTGCCAACGCCTTCACGATCACCACGGCGAGCCTGACTACTTCGGGCAACGTGACGATGTACGCAAATATCCTTCTGGAAGTGGACAGTTACAACCCCGTTTCTTTCCCCGTCGTTATCCCCGGGGAAGGCATCCTTGCTGAGAACGGCATTTACGTTGG